TGGCAATCCAAGCCATGAGAAATCAGCAGATCATTGTAATTGGTTCTCATGGTCTGTCACAAACTTATGACAATACTGTTACCGCTGAAGTAGCAGATTCTGTCATTGATCGTGCTGGAGATGCTCGTGATCTCATTCTTGCTAACCAGAACCTCATTGCATATGAGGCATATGCTAGAATGTCAGCACAAAATCCTGGTTTCCTTCCTCCAACTGGAAATGCACAGGATTGTATTGATGATATCCTCGGTATCGTTGAGAACGTAGCATGGAACGTAGCATTTGGTGGTAACGACCGTATCTGGGATTGTGCTAATGTCTATGTAACTGGAGCACACGTTGCTGGTGAAGAGTCGCAAACCATTCAGGCATTCACTTTTGCTCGTGACCTAATGGTTCAGGCAATGAGAAATGAAGATATTCTTATTGTTGGATCACATGGATTTACACAAACTAAGGATCCATCAATCACATATGATGTTCCAGTAACTGTTGATAACAAGTCATCAGATGCTAAGAACCTAATTGCAGCAAACAGAGACTTTATTGCTGAGATTGCTCTCGGTAGAATGCTCGCCAACTACCCTGGTTTCTCAGTTCCTACTGGAAATAATGATGACTGCTTGGATGACATCAAAGGAGTTATTGATATCATTGCTTATAACCTTGCATATGGCGGCAATGATCGTACCTGGGATGCAGCAAACCTCTATGTAACTGGCGCTCATGTTGCGGGTGAAGAAGCACAGACAATCTATGCTTTTAATCAATCCCGTGACATGATGATTCAGGCAATGAGAAATGAGGCGATCACGGTTGGTGGTCACACAACTCTAACTCAGTCATTTGACCTGACAATTACCCCCGATACAACCAACCCAACCTGCCAACAGCAAGCATCAACAATTACTTCACTTGTACAAGTAATTACAGATGCGATTCAAACACCAACAACACTGTACAGTGTAACTCGTACACTATCTGCTGGATCATGTGAGGACATTAGAGCAACTATTACAACCCTAGTTGACATTCTGAACAATGCAATCACAAGCCCTGCATCCCTTGCTGGTGTTTCAAGAACACTATCTGTTGGACCATGCAATGACGTAAGAACGACGATTATTACGCTGTTTGATATTATCAACAACGCAATCATCACTCCTTCTTCTCTATCTGCAATTCAGAGAAATCTATCCAATGGTTCTTGCCAGAATGTTGCTTCCAGCATTACTACTCTCTGGGATATTATTCTAACAACCCTAGCAAATCCTGGATACCTTCAGTCAATTGAGAGAGTTGAGTCTCCACTAGGTCTTGCATTTGGTCCTTCTGTTAATGCAAATGCAAATACGACCAATAGCTATCTGTACTTTGATCTCACTGCTGGTGTTTATTCAACAACAGTTCCAACAACTGATGACACAATCACTCAGGCTACTGAGTATCCAGAGTGTAATGATGTAGCAACTACAATCCGTCAGTATTTTGATAATATTGGAACCATTCTTCAGACTGGTTTGAATTCTGTTCCTAGAAATGAACCAACTCAGCTGACGACAGAACTCGCTTCTAGAGCAACTGTATGGACTCTACAAACTGGATCTGGTTCTAACCCACACAATCTAGAGACTGGTACTCCTGTACGTCTTGTACCACGTCCTCGCTATGATACTGTAACTAACACTTACGTTGATGTAGACAAGAGAAAGGTAAGACTTCCAAATGGATTTGAAACTAACGAGAAGTATTATGTAATCGCTCCTTCTAGAACAACTTCACCTGAAGACTATTCTACTACAACTGTATTCAACGGATCTGATCAAACTAAGATCATGCTTGCAAGCAGCAAAGAGAATGCTGCATCAGGTATCTACATTCACTCTGCTGAAGTAGAAGCAATTGATCCAGATATTGAAATTGATATCTATCAGTTTGTCCTGGATGATAACTACGATCTACACCAGTATTCTTGTGTACTTGATAGTGGACAGGGTGCTGTTAACGCTGGTGTTCGCACAGACGTTCCACACATCTTTGACGTTCCATTCTCTAATATTACTGGTCACCAAGTATTCTTCCGCGAAAATGAAGGTGGAAGTCTGCCATTGGTTGGAACCGCATACGCTGCTGACCCATCAATTGCTGATGGTAATGGTAGAATTAGAGAAGACAAGTTCTTCTGGGCAAGATATCAGAACAAGAAAGTATTCACTGTTCACGCAAGCAAGAGTGATGCAATTTCTAATATCAACCCAATCACTTGGCAACCTGGAACATATGACTTCTCGGTATTTGCCGATAAGCGTCGTTCACCTGTTCGCTATGACCCCACATATGCAAACCCAGATACCGCACCTACGATCTATGGTAAGTGGTATATGCAGGTTGAGGATCACTCTTCCAACCAGAACGATCCAGAGTATGAGTACAACATTCTAACCAGATTCCACGAGACTGCTTATAGCGATCTCTCTGGACAGAACAAGACAAACGATTCTTGGTTTGAAAGAATCAAGGACGAAAGAGATGCAAATGAGCGTATCTATCGTCTACGTTATGTCATTCCTCAATACTTACAGTCTGTACGTGATCCAATTAATGGTTTCTCCATTAAGATGCGTAAGGACGAAACTAGAAAACTACTACCTCAGAAACTACTACTCAAACCAGTATCTGGTAGTGTAAATAAGGCAAGTTTCTACAACCCAGTACAACCAAGCGAGAAGATTGGTTATGGAGCCACTGAGTTTGCCGACGTAAATCTTGGACTATCTACAGATTTAGCATATGATCCTTACAAGAAGGATACTGTAGGAACAACTCAGTATGCTAAGACTATCCAGACAACAAACTATGTCTCAATGACAATTCAGTCTGGTAGATATGTTACTGTTAACAGCAGTGAGTATCTAGAACTGACTGTATTTGATCTTGGAATTACTAATCTCGGTCTTCTCAATGAGAATTTTGTAACGGTCCAAATCACTGCACCACAGGGCGGTAATTTTGTTGCTGATAAGACTCAATCACTAGATTCTACAAACAGAATTGAGTGGTTTGGTAATTCATCTGGATATGCCTACATTCACGCTGTAATGAATGTACCTGGAACTTCTGACTGGTACATGATTCTCAAGGGTGTTTCTGGTAAGATTGATTACTCTCAGTTTACAAACACCAGATTCTCTCAGGGTGCTGTATTTGCTGACCTACTTGGTGATGAAGACTTTGGTAAGTCTCTGTATATCAAGGATCTTATCGCTAAGGGATATCCAGAGTATTACTACAGACAGAACGGTGCAAAGGTATACACCGTAACCCCTGGTGACATCATCACTGATGATGCTAACATTCAATACTATGTTGCATCAGTTGAGGATACTGGAGAAATTGAAGATACTTTCTACATCTTTGATGTTGAGGAGATTCAACGTCGTATCTACGGTCAGCAAGATGGTATCTACTATCTGACCGCTGTTCGTGGTAACATCTCACCATATCCAACTGGTGCTGGTAACAAGGGTAACTTTAGAAACTTCAAGTTCTCTCAGCCAATCAGCAAACTATATCCACTGAACTACAAGAACGATCCTCTTTGGTTCAAGCAGCTGGACGCTACAGAACTTGATCCTCCTGCAACATACTCTGCTGCAGATAACTATACTCACGGTCTTGTAAGAGTTAACGACTTCAAGGGATCAATGACTCGTGAGATGGTTGGCGATTTTACCACTCAACCAGCTCTTTCTAACAATACTTATACACAGGTTTCTTCTACTGTAGACAATAGATTGAGAGCACAGAAGGGTAATGCTTCTGCTGGTTCCGAGGATCGTTTGATTCCAATCGCTGGTGACAGCACTATTGTTACAGATCAGAGACTCTATGTTGAACTTCGTAGACCATCTATCGCTCGTGCTGGTAACCACACGTTTGAATACCTTGGTTTCGGTCCTGGTAACTACTCAACTGGTCTACCTGCTAGACAGGAGATTGTTCTCACCCCAACTCAAGACTTCTATGCACAGTCTAAGAAGCAAGATGGTGGTCTCGTCTTCTACACTGGTCTAAACTCCAACGGTGACCTTTACATCGGTAACCGTAAGATTGACGCTATCACTGGTGAAGAAGAGTTCCTGGAGTCTGCATCACTACAAGATTCTGAGGATGATGTAGAAGATATCGGTAACCTCGTTACTACCTTTGATACTCCTGTTACATTCAACGAATATATCACAGTCAATGGTGGTGATGATCAGGATCGCCCAAGTACATTCAACTCTCCAGTTGTCATCAACGTTCTTGGTAGAGTAAGAGATTATGCTCTGAGTGTAATTTCTAACGTATCTCCTAGTGACGGAGATGATGCAACTCTTGACAAGACCGCTCAGTTCCTTAACCAAGATACTGGTGGTGACATTGTTATCGCAAGAAACAGAGTTGCTGCTTCTATCTTCCAGTTTAACCCACGTGGTTCAAATGGTGCTGCACAAGGTTACAAGATTCAAAACCATGCAGTGTCAAATATTGGATCAAACATTACTCCTAATCAGTCTGGTCTATATGGAGTTGCAACTGGTGGAACTGCGCTAAATTCTACTCAAAATGTTCTTTACGGATCAAACGTACCACTATCTGGAGATATTCTCCTGAAGGGTTCTGAAGTTGGTCAAACTGGATCTCTTGGTTGGATCTATGCTAACTTCTATGAGAATGTTCCTAATGCGAACATTGCTAACCTGTCAATGAATGGCAGCACTGTCATTACTATCAACTGGTCTAACAACCTATCTAACGAACAGATTGGTCTAACCAGTGGATCACAAATCAGAATCTCCAACTTCAGTGATGGAGCATTCAACGGTCTATGGCAGATCATTGCAAGTACATTCAACCCAGCTTCTACTTCTTGTGAGATTGCAATCCTTGAGAATAGAGGAAACGTAGATAACGACAACCCAAGACTTTGGTCAACTGAAGTAGCACTTGGTAGTGGAGTATTGATGGAATTCTCTAGTTCTTCTTGGAAGGAACTGGGAGTTATTGGAGCAGAGACACTAAGAACTGATACTGATTCAATCGGTGACTACAAACTTGGCATCAACACTATAGCAAGGTCTGAACATTCTGCATATGCAAACGCATTTGTAGATGTTAATACTGATCCTCGTGCAAACCTTGACGTTGTTGGTAACGCATTCATTAGTGGCAAGAAAGTTTCTGACTACTTAGATCATTCGGTATTCGCAAATAGAACTGAAGTTGCACAAGATAATGCATTCCTAGTTGGTGGCGACAGTGCAACTCCAAACAATGAAGCAACACTAAGAGTTGCAACTACAAATGGTGGTCGCGTTGGTATCAACGTAACCAATGCCGAACTAGACAGAGTTCTAGTTGTTGATGGTCTATCCAGATTCACAGATGATGCTAGATTCCAACAGGACATTGAAGTTCATGGTGGCGGTGGTGCTAACACTGCTGAAATCAGAACTGATATCACAACAGGAACATTTAATCTAGTTGATGATGCTACGTTCACTGGTACTCTCAACATCGGTAGTGAAGTAACAACTCTGAATGTTCTGAATGACAGAACTGATGATCAGTTCATGTACTTCGCAAACGCATCTGAGCATAGCAATATCTGGATTGGTAACACACCAGACACAGCAACCAACATTTCTAAAGTAACTATTGGTGGTGCTTATAATAACAACGAATCTCTGTCGTTCGTTCAGGTTGATACTAAGGCATTCAAAACTTCTGGTGATTTCCAACTAGGAACTAGAAGAGGACTTACAGATACTGTTAGGTTGTCTTCTACCTCGGGAACAGTTGAATTCTTCTCTGGTAACAGTAACACCTCTGTTTTAGACTTTGCTACTAACGCATCTCAGATTACCATTGGTGGTCAGGGTGGCGAAACCAGAGTTAGAAACAACTTGGTTGTTGATTCTACCCTAAGAGTTAATTCTGACATCACTCTCTGTGGTGGATTTGCTTCATACTCATTCACTGCTTTCAGAGCACAGATGGGTTCACCAGCATTTGAACATGCTACTGGTGACCTTGGTAATAACATCTTCAACTCTAACGTTGACATCGTTGATGTTCTACGAGTTGATACAACCAGTGATGTATACAACGCTCTTGATACTGCTGGTTCTGGTGAATGGGGAAGCACCGACTATCAGGAAATAATCACTCAGATTCCTGGAACTGTTGAACCAACTGAACTTCCTGCTCTAACTGGTAAGCAATACTACTTACCACTGAAGTACAGTCCATATGATTCAAGTGGAGTTCAATACTTCAATGAGAATGATATCCTACTACTTGATACCCCAGCAACTGGAAGCAAGCATCCAGAATTCTTGAGAGTTGTTTCTCTACCAAGAATCAGCACTGCTCCATATTATATTGTTGTTGAAAGACAACCATTCGGTACATTTACAGCAATCAGATCTGATCATACTGACACCGCTGCAATCTACAAGTGTATCGTACAGTTTGATGCTACATGGACAACATCCCTAATTGATGGTACTGGAACCAGTGCTGATAAAGAAAATGTCTATCTATCACAGTTTGGTGGATCTCTAGATGTTAATGATTATCTAATCCTTGACAGAGAAGATGGCACTCCTGCTGGAGATGGTGTTGATGATCAGGGTGAGGTATTCAAAATTGATACCGTTCTTGATCAGGTTGCTAAGAAGTTCATGATCAAGAATGGTTGTGATACTGCTAGCGAAGAAACCGTATTTGAAATTGATTCAACCAACGGTAACACTATAATCAATTCAACAACCACTACGATTTCTGGAACTCTAAATCTCAATGGTGTTTGTGGAGATACTACTGGTGAATATCCAAGTCCAGATCCAACTGCTGATGATCACTTAACCATCAGTAACGGTAATGGTCCCGTCTGGGATGTCAACATGTGTAATGGTGACATGAGTGTTGGAACCACTGTTGGTACTGTATTTGCAGTTGGTGGATACTGGAACGGAACACCACTTCAACATACTGCAGAGACAAGTGTTGTTCATGGATATAGATTTGATAAGCAAACACTAAACGCACAAACTGGTCCTGTTACAACTGTCACTTCTGGATTTGTAGTTGACGATTGGAACATTCCAGTTGATGATATCACTGCATTCCAGAATGGTGACCTAGTTCTTATCTACAGTGGAACAACTCAGGGTGAGATCATCCTCATCACTGACGATCCATTTATAAGCAACGGACAAGGTTATCTACCAACAATTTACAATGCACAATATCCAGCATCTATCTATCCAGATGGTGGTAGAGGTGCTGAAGGAAGTGGTAAGCAAAATTGGAACGCTGGTGCAATTGCCATTAAGATTAGAAAGTATGGATATACGACAACAATCGTTGACAATATCCCTTCATCTAATAGAACAATTGTTGAGTCTCCAAACACCAATCCAAACAAGATTCGTGTAAAACTTAAAGATTCTAGATTAGTCGGTAATAAACTAGATACCTCACACTTCTTCAGAATTGTAAGTGGCAGTTCTCAGGAATGGTTCTGGGCAGATTCTATTGATGGCAATAACTCATCATATGGTGTCCGTCTTGCTAAGGGAACCCAGTCTGCTGCTCAGGCAGTCACTGGAGAAATCACACACTTCTTTGGTGGTGGTTCAACTGACATCTTTGATGAAGTCAACATTTATGGTGGTGAATTTAGAATCTGGGGTTCTGACGGCGAAACTCTACTGTTCAACCTATCAAACGATGATGATCACCCAGCTGACGGTGCAGTTCTTGATCCTAAGACTGGTAAGAATGGTCTATGGATTAAAGGAAATGGAACATTCCTTGGCAACTTGATTGTTAGAACAGATACTTGCGAAGCAAACGGTGTTTGTAGCAATGATATTGTATTTGAGGCATTCAATGACACTGGTAGCCTTAACATGGGTGAACAACTTTACGTTAAGGGTAAGGTTGTTCCAACTGAAACTGGTGACGCAGACACACCAATCTTCCATATTGATAACCTTGGTGGTGCTGGAACTGGTGGAACTGTTGGTCCAAGAGACTTCAAGATCTATCAGGATGGTTCAATTGACTCCTTCGGCATTAGTCGTTACTTCACCAGAAATGGTGGACGTAGATATACATATGTTGAGCAGTCTCTAACAGGTGTTGGTCAAACACAATCAAATCCACTACAACCAAATAACAACTATCTCTTAAATAACCCCTCAGGAACCAACATGGTTCTATATCTACCAGATTATGCTGAAACTGGTGACATGATTAGATTTGTTGAGGTTAGTGGTAACCTAACATATAATACAAATCTGGTTCTCAGAGCACTAAAAGTTGACAACCAATCAGTTGCAATTCAAGGTGACACTTCTGGTAGTAAGATTCAAGCAGGTAGCGGTCAACTTACAACCGCTTGGGATAGTGGCGAACTAATCGTTCAGACCAGAAACGCATCATTCGGATTGATTTATGTCGGTCCAACTGACGCTGCTGGTGATCCAAATGCATCCTCAATCCCTGCCAACCTCCGTGGTTGGTGGTTAACAGAACTCTGATGACCTATGGCTCAATACTACAACTCAATTAAGACCATGAAAACCGCCCGCATCGGCACTATTATGCCGTGGGGTGGTAATGGATTTGAAGGATTTTCCGCAGACAACATCCCAAAAGGATGGAGAGTTTGTGATGGGAGTGAAGTTGATGCTTTAGATTATCCTGTCTTGGCATCAGAACTGGGAACAACTTATGGTGGGGTTATCTCTGGAGAATTCCCCAACTATAATTTGACGGACAAATTTGTTCTGCCAGATATTTCTAACCGAGCTATGATAGACTTGGAACCAGAATATCTGGCAGATTCAAAATATCAGATGGGACAGGGTGATGTTTTAAATACTGTATTTGATTCTGCTGGCAATAAACTATCCGATTTAATTACTGGATTTGGTACTACCTCTGTTATTAAAACTGTCTATTCTGCCAACGCTGACATTGACTTTGTTCTTCCAACGGGGACAAATTTATCTGGTAAGTTTACCAATATGGAAATTACGGATCCAGATTTTACGACATCTATTACTACTCTTAATAGAAAGTTGGGTATTAACCACACCCCAGGTCATAGTCACCCAGGGACATTCCCATCGGCACAAGCTAATTTCTATGGTCCACAGATCTTTACATCGGCAAACATAGAGGTTAGTGGTAACACACCACACCCAAACTGTTCTCCCATTTCATCATCAAACCACACATGTGCTTTGCTCCCAAGTGACTCTGAAGCACCATCTTGGCAGCAGGGTAGAACACTAATGGCATATTATGGCGATAACACTTATGAGCATACGTTGCCAGTTTGTGATAGATTTTATGATTTTGTAAGTGATGCTGGAAAAGATTATTGGTCTCAAGTTCCTGCTCCAGATTGGCATGATGGAACACCTACAAGGAACAGTCCTGTTGCAGCAACACAGCAAGTAAACTTCTCGGG